AGCTGGTACCTGCACCACCGACAACCTTACGGACCTGAGTGGTCTCAATGAACACGCAGTCATAAAGACGTCCGATTTCACCGAGCATGAAGTTACCAGGAGCGGCGTACTTCGTTACTTCGATGAATTCAGGCATGTCGCGTAGGCGACGTGACTGGTGTGGGTGAACGAATGCCACGTAGGTTTCACCTAGCCGTGGAATGTTCTTGGTTGAGAGTGTCTCAACAGCGTCCTTCACAGTGTGAGGAGTGAGGTAGAACGCACCGGTCATCGCAGCGCGGTTAGCAGCTGTGGTTCCGTATGCGTACCAGTTGTTTACTGCAGAAAGCGCAGAACGGTCTTCACCATAGATGGTGGATGTTGCTGCGTAGAGTGTGTCGCGGCTCAACTTATCAAGATAGAGAGCCATGTTGCGACCAAGAAGACGTGAGGCAGAAGCCATTACGTCATCGAATGAAGCGTTGAGAAGAAGCTCTGAAACCGCAAGAGCATATCCATGCTCAGATACGGTGATTGAGAACTGCTGTGCGGTCAACGCGTTTGTCTGCATACGAACACCTTCAACTAGGCTTGAAGCGAAGCCAAGGTTGTTGTAACGCAGGAAGTTAATCTGGAGACCAGGGGCAACACCGAGCTCGGTCTTTTTGACAGCGAACTGTTCAAAGCGAAGAATTGGCATAGCCTGGAACAAGATTTCCTTGGACCAGATTTGCTGAATCGCTTGAGTAAGCTGGGTGTTGGTACCTGAGTATGCTGTAGGGGCCGCAGCTAGATTGCCGGTACCCGTAATACCAGATGCCATTTAGTCATTACTCCTTAATTGGATTTGGATTTTGGGATTTACCCGAACAGTCCCTGCGAACGTCCCTGAGCCGAAGGGCTCAAAAGTCGTTGGCGATATTTTGCGTATTCGTTCATCGGCATGGCTGCAATTTCTTCAGCCGTTAACTGACGTTGGTCCATATTGATGTCCAGTGGTCCGGTTGACGGCGCGGTTACCCGCGTTCCCGTCATTTCTTTGCGAGCAGTTTGCATAGCCTGCTGCGCGGATTCAAGAATGCGAGACGAACGAGCTTTGAGCCCTTCGATACTCGCGTTAATCTCATCTTGGGTGTTGCCCGTGACGAGGTCTAACAGCTCGGGAATTATGCTTTCCCGCTCTTCCTCCAGACGTTGCTGGCGGAAATTTTGTAACTCAGCAAAAGATTTTTCACGCTCAAGTAGAGCGAAGGCGCGTTCGCGCTCCTGGCGCTCACGCTCCAACTGTTCAGTCCACTCAGTTTCCTTCTTCTTCAGAAGTTCTCTGACGTCTAAATCAGCCTCAAGGCGAGCACGCTCTTCAGCGTCCATAGCCTCTTTCTCTGCTTGCTTTGCTTCAAGTTCAGCTTCACGCGCTTTCTTGAGGTCTTCAAGTTCGGACTTGAGTTTCTCAATCTGCGGATAAAGCTTATCTTTTTCCTGACTACGTACCTTTGCCAAATCTTCGTCTGTGTAACGAAATTGACGAGGAACGCTGTCAGTTGGTGTAACAGTTGGCGCGTCAACGCCAGCATCTACTATTGTAGGTGCAACTCCTGCTTCGGCTGCGAAAGCCTCTGCAGCAACTTCTGCTGTAGTTTCCATTTGTATCCTCTTCATTCTTTGGGTCTTTTTACGAATGAACCTTGCGGCTCGTAGCACATATGACCTCTCGGTTTTTACATTAACAATTTTTCCGCAAATATAAAAAATTACAGGCTAAATTAGCCATTATTTCTCATATTCTTGTGGTACTCGCTTTTGAGGAATCTTGGTTCCGTAAGCTTCTGTGACTAGACGCTGACGTATATCCTGTTCCCCAAGACGCATACCCTCAATTGTTGCCCCATCAAGAATAGGAGTTTGAGCTGGCGAACCGCCACCTGCTCCTATTGCAGCTGCCTGGTCTGGGGCCATAGGTGTGGCTGCTCCATCCGGTCCAGGAACCATGCCGGTTAGGGTCATGATTTCGTTCTGGATTTCGGATTGGACAAGCTTAAGTGCGCCATCCGCCTTGGCGTCATCAATGAGTTCTTGACGGATTTCCTGTAGCTTCTCTGCTGGGAACTCTTCACCTAGAGTACGCAGAGCGCCTTCTTTAGATTCAAGACCTAGAGATAGCATTGACTGAACTTCGTTAAGTACGATTAGTTTGTCAAGAGGCAAAGGTGGCGGGAAGTGAACATAAGTTCTATAAGTTAATGGGTCATTAGGGTCAAGCTGTAATAGTTGGTCACGCTTTGGCAGTGTATCGCTCTCAGGGTTCCAGGTAAATGTCTCTGGTTCTTTAACAGCTAGATTACGAAGAATTAAATCATTTACGCGCTCTAGTCCATAAGCGTACTGAACAATCTTTTGGTGATAGCGGTTCATCAAAGGTTGGAACTGAATAGATAGAGCTACACCTGAAGTATTTGAAATAGGCTGGGCTTGACCTAGAGCGGTTTCAGGAACGCCGACCATCTCGTGCATGGACTTCTTTAGCATTGCCATGAATTCCATAGCGCCCTTTAGTCCAGCTCCGCCGCCTTCTAGATTCTCAACTCTCGCATCCTTTGGAAGGCCGCCCCATACTTTGTTGGCGCCTTTCTCTAGCTGCGAAGCTTTTGCTCCAATAATTACGGTAACAGGAGCTGCGTGGTAGTTGATGATGTCGGCAATGTCTGTAGCTGTTTCGTTGTAGGTGCGATTTAGAGAGATAATCTCGTTGCAATCTGACAACCCCCAAGGTGAGCCGGAGATACGGACGTTTGGAATATGTACCACGGGAATTACGCCAAGCGGGTTTGGCCGCGAGTCAATTAGTTCGTCGTTGATGTACTCTTCAATAACATCGTCAGTGAGAATTTCTGTGTAGGTGTATACCTGGCGGGTTCCTTCTAGCGAAGTTCCCCAGAAGCGGTACTTGAGCTTAAAACGAATTAAACGATTTCTGTCATGAGGATGAAACTCTGGAAAGCAGAAAGAAGAGTTAAGCGGAAGAATGCGGACTCGTCCAGGATGTCCCATACCAGCTGAGTCAGCGTAGGGCTCTTCGTAAGCTACCTTGATAAAGCAGTCGCCTGACACTCCACCTTGCTGGCCAATTTCCCAAAGAACAGTTGCCTTGTTGTTATCTACTTCCCATACTCGTTCAAGCAAATCTGGGACGATAGCCTCAGTTGCTTTAGGGCTACGGAACATAACGCCCTTGCTGAATGTGAAGTTAATGATGAAATCTGTAAATGCACGGTAATAATTAAATACCATTTGCGGCTCGCCTTGCTGGCGGCGGAATGAAGTATGGTGGCCTAGATACATGGCCCAGTTCAACGAGTATCTATTTAAACGTGGTCCGTGAACTTCGAACTCTTCATCAGCTAGTTCTACTAAACCTAGCGGAGATATTGAGATTGTGAGGTCGGAAGACGCTGCCCTATACGACGGGGGCGAGAAGTCTATGCTCACCTAAAGTCCTCCCAATAAAATATATGAATAGGCAAACTTTAGCATTAAATTGCTAAAAGTCCTATTCTCCTACTTGGCTACTTTCTTAATAACTTTTTTAGTAACCGCCTTTTTAACGTCTTTAGTGACGCGGCCTTTTGCTTTCTTTAGCTTGTCTTCTTTTTTCTCTTCTGCCACATCCCGCATACGAGGGTCTATGTCTTTTTTAGAACCGACAAACTTTCCACCCTTCATCTCGTACTGAGTACGAACCCAGTGAGCAGCAGCAGGGGATGGGTATTTAGCAAATTTAGTACGTGCTTGAGTTGTAATCATGTTCCATAGTCGAGGATTGGCGGCATACTCCTTGGGAGTTTCCTTTACCTCTTTACCTTTGATTAGCGCCATGATGAACCTTAATAGGTACCTGCCCCGGCCAGCCGTTAGAACGGCGTGACTATCGCAGGGCAGGTAGACCTAAAGTATTAGTCCTGAACTGTTACTGGGTTCGGACGGGCTTGGCGAGAACCATTACGGAACTCACGCTCAAAGGTGTTCTCTGCGTAATCCTGGAATGAACCAGTTGAGAACTCCTGTAGGAAATCAGGTGCTTCAATCCATGAAGCGGAACCTACGTGAGCACGCTCACGCATTGTTTCCTCTGCTGTCTTTGTGTGGACAGGCTTGTTGCGATTTGGACGACCTTCTGCTGGGACATAACCCTGCATTGCGCCTTCCTGGAATTGTGCTGGAACATCAGTATCTGTTCCAACGCCTTCCTGGAAACGTAGAGGTCCGCGCTGTCCTGGAACAGCTGCTGACATCTTGCGGTCGTAGGTATTTCCCGGACGCTCCGGGAACTTAGGGGCTGGTGCAATCGTCATTTATGACTCCTTATAAGGTTGAGGCCTCAGTAATAGTGTTCTATTAAATGCTGATAATTTCAGGATAAACCCAACTTTATCTGAAAAACGGGGAGGTGGAGACCTCAATCTGAGGCATCGTCATCTCCATAGTTAGGGCACAAGCTATGGCCAAACTATCGGCGTAGTCATCGTGGGCATGAGCTTCTTCAGGGGCATGAGCTAAAAAGTTAGGACCCTGAAACTTAGTCTCTAGGTCAGTCATCTGTTGGTAGAAACGCTTCCAAGTTCTTAACCTTCTAGTCTTAGCGTGAGCAGGCCATCCAATCAAACGTCTATCAAGAAGTGTTTTTAGATGTTTCCAACGCTTAGACTGCTCTGGTTGAGAGCTGCCAAAAGGAATTACCTCAGCTCTGGGCAGAAGCAATTTGAGACGTTGAGCTACCGCGTCGCCAACTCCACCGGAGTCAACGCCAACAGATAGCACGTCGTAGTTTTCTAAGAAACTGACTATCTGGAAGTACTGGTCTTCCCAGTCATCTCCCTGTATCTCTAACCAATTGAGAATGCGGTGGTCAAAGTATCCAAACTCATCTGGCCTATCCCAGTCAACCCAAACAACTGTAACAACGGTTGAGTCTAGTTTTCTAGCTGGGTCAATGCCTACTACAACAGGAGTTCTATGCCATGCCTTTACAAGTTCTTGAGAAGTATCGCCAAGCTCATCCATCACAGTAGAGGTTACGAACATACCTCGCTCTAGTAACCACTTGCAGTTGTACGACATCTGAAATTCGTCTGAGTCTTCTCCGATGCGGAGCATCTCTTTGCGTATGAACTTCTCGTAATTAGGGTTGTACTTAGCTACATCTTTCCAATCCCATTGGTAGTGGTTCTGCCTAGATGTTCTACTAGTTTGTCGGCGTTTGTTTAGTTGTATTGAGCGATAGAAGTTATTTTTGCTTGTAGTAGGCGTGCCTGTTTTAACCATAGTACCTGCATAATAAGCAAGCATTGGAGAGATAGACTTAGATACAACAAAGTCATCTGCTTCCTGGCACTCGTCAATAACAATTAGATGAAACGACTTGGATTCAATCTTTGCGCGAGGATTAGCTGTCATCATCATTACAGATGAGCCTGAATTACGAAGCTTTACCTGTTTAGTTACGCCTGCTACTTTCTTAGCCTCATCATCAATCTCAGGGTCGCCTAATATTGCTAGAGCGTTATCACTAGTTAAGCGTGTGATTGTTCTACTAAACAAGGTCTCTGCCTGACCTTCAACAGGAGCAAATAGTCCTACCCAGATGCCGTCTTTAAACCTACCAAGCAAGTCAGGGTACATCTTTGCCAAGCGTGGCAAGATAACCATCAAACCCGCAACGGTATTAGCGATAGTCTCTGACTTACCTGACTGACGTGCTGCTAGAGCGGTTACTTCTTCGCCATCATTAATTATGACGGATTCGATAATTCTTCTAGCTAGTGGTAGTTGGTATGGGTGAAAGTTATAACCAACTAGCGCAATGATAAAGACAACAATTTTGTCTATTAACTTATCAACAAATTCTCGTGAGAGCTCGTCGCCCTCATCAATCTCTTCGTCTTCAAGCTCGTCTTCAAGCTCCTCGTCGTCTTGGAGCTCTTCTTCGTCCTCGTAGAATTCAGCGAGTTCTTCTAGTTCTTTTTCGTTCATTTGCCCTTCCTAGAACGGAAAGCCCTGGCTTAACCAGGGCCCGCCGCTGCCACACGGGAGAGAAGGAGAGAGAGTTGGCAAATGCAATTTTAGCATAAACAAATAATATATTCCTAATTGGATTTGGTCATACGCTTATGCAGCTCATCCACAACTGCATGCAAAGCTTCAGCTCCAGCCAAGGCCTCGTTCAAATACAACGGGTCTCGGGAGCGTTCATAGGAAGACAGGCAACGACCTAACTCATATAGCGCTTGGTCGGCCCAGATAGATAACTCTCCGGTAGGTATCTTTGCTACTCGCTTTAATACCTTTTCTGAAAAGGGTTTGTTCCAAGGCTCTTTCTTAAAAATGTTCTTCATATAGTCCGTCCTCCGGAGTCCAGGCTTTTCTAGCTTTCATAGCCTTGGACATTAGTAGGTCAATGTCTTCGTCAGTTAGCGTGGATGGGTCTGAAACAGACTTGCGGAGCAGACCTATAAAGTAACCTGAGGTTGTAAAGGGAAATCTGAAAACTAAACATTTGCCGCGCCTAAAAGGCGTGTTGGTCTCTTGAGTATGCCCTACCTCAACAACTGGAAGTAAGTGCTTATGCCAATAGCGAAGTTTTCCTACGTATAGTGGTCCGTATGTTTTCAAACTACCCTCCGAATAGATACTCGTCTAGGGTAGATGGTAGAGCATTTAGCCTCTGCCTTCTACTGACAGGCATACGTTCTATATTTGACGGCCCCATGTCCTGCCACCAATCCAACCCAGCTTCTCTTAAGAAAGTCCCCTTAGAGGGGGCCATGACAAACGCGTACCAGATTTCTTCAGGGACGTTGTTGTAGTCCCACCAGGTTCCGTCTCTAAACACGACTGTCATAGTGTTGGTCTTATAGTCGTAGCCTGCTTTTAAGGTTCTTGGTCTTTTGGGGTTTGAGGAGGATGTTTGACGCATGGCTGGGCCTCTTGCGTCTACTACCTCGTACTCAGACTCATCCTCGTCACTGCCCTTTAACAAGGTATCAATGTAACTAGTTGCCTCAGCGGCGCTAGGCATACTTTCACGGATTTCACTCCAAGAAGGCACAGAGGCTCTTTTCTTAGCCATTGTTCTCCTCTTGTGGATTAAAGTTATTTTGAGCGGTTGCCCCTAAAGGGAAGCTAGAACCAGTCTCATCATCTTCAGGATGATAGTCATTTATTATTTCTGGTTCTCTAAAAAGCTCATTGGGAAATGGGCCACGAGGAGCGTGGACTTTATTTGGAACAGGGTGAGCTTGAACAGCTTTCACCCGTGTTATTTTCATGCTTCCTCTTCTGTCGGCTCCTCAGAGGATTCTACCGCAGGTTCTTCAGCTACTTTCTTTTTTGTGGTCTTCTTTGGAGCTGGAGCTGGAATGTCTAACTGCCCATCACGAGCACGAGCCTGCAAATGTAGAGGCAAGCAGCGAGCGCAGTAGTAAACAACGCTAGCACCACGAGAATCTAATTTGTAAGCCGCATCATTAGGGCAGTTAGCGCATTTCACGGTTTACTTAGCTCCCGTACCGAAAGCGGTGTCGCTTGGATTTAGGTAGCGCATTACTACTGGAAGAACAGCTACGATACCAGCAGTTAGAATAGCCTTAACACCATCTAGGCTTAGGCTAAACACGTCTCCGCCTGTAGCGATAAACGCAGACAGAGCAGCAGCTAGGAACGAGCGTCCCCAGGATGCGAACATTGCTTTATTCATTTCTCACCTTTCGCGGACACTGAGGGTGCCCACTCATTTAGTGTGCCCCATCCTACACCTTATGTCAGGGTTATTTGTCAGAATCCTCAATGTGTTGGGCAAATCTGCCCTCTAAACGGGCTACAGAAATACGTATTTCGGTTACGTCCTCGTTAATTTTATTGACTGCGTCTTTAAGTGACGACCCACCATTCGGCTTCAATTCGCTCATATAGTTCTTTAGCCAACTTCTTAATATCCAATTTGTCACGCCTACAACTACTACTGCAAATGCAGCAAAACTGGCGAGTGTTGAGCCAAGCTCAGGAAGAGTTAAATCAAACATGTTTACTCGTGTCCTCACACTTAAAGTGGGTTTTAACAAAGATAAAATAAATAATTCCATAAAAATACAGGATTGTCTCGGTATTCAACTTGACACGGTGCAGTAACTCAGTGTTTCCTAGTACCTAAGGAGGAAACAACTATGCTTTTGTTAAAGAACATAGCGCCAGAGTCTAAGGCTATCTTGGCTGGGACAATGTCCATAGTCATGGCAGTCGTGCTGACAGTAAACGCAACTGGCTTTTCAGAAGAAGCAGAGGCGGTTCCAGCCGTCATTGTGGAACCTGAAACAAAAGATAAGAATGTCCTTAACCGCGTTGAGCTACTTGAAGAGTACGCCAACAAGACGTCCCTTACGGACAAGGAGCTGAAGAGGCTTCTTACTCTTGTTGGTTTTGAGGGACAGGCCCTCAAGGTGGCTTGGGCGGTTGCTAAGACGGAGTCCAATGGACGCCCCTTAGCCCATAACGGCAATAAATCTACTGGAGACAACTCTTACGGAATATTCCAAATCAATATGATTGGGGCTCTGGGAGAGGATAGGAGAGATAAGTTTGAGCTCTCTTATAACTCTGATTTATTTAATCCTGTAGTGAATGCACAAGTAGCTTTTCACATGACTCAAAAGGGTCAGGATTGGTCGTCTTGGAAGAACTCAGCTGGAACTCACAACCCTAGGTATGTAAGCTTTCTAGTTGACTACACTCAATTAAATAAGGAGCAGTAAATGACTAAGGCACCAGGATTTGATGGAACTCAACCATGCGCTTCAATGCCAGGGGACAAGTTCTTTCCAGACTCTGCTGCCGAAGAAATCGAAGCACTAAAAGAACTACGAATAGTCTGTAATAGCTGTCAGTTCCAGGAGCCTTGTCTGAAATACTCTTTAGAGCATTCAGTTCAAGGCATCTGGGCTGGCACTAACGATAAACAGCGAAAGATGATGCGTCAAAAACAAAAGATTGTTGCGAAGTCGGTTTTAGCAAAGGTTTAGCATTAGTATCAGGTTCGTCTAACTTAAGTTTAGTTTTATGGTTGTGTTCCCACTCAGGTTTACTTCCATCTGGTCTATGACCTCTTAGATACATTTTTCCAAACACGCCTTGACCTGAAGCCTCGGCTTCTGCTCTCCACTTTCCAAAATCACTTAGATGTTTGTTCATATCTGAGTCTGGTGTTGTGTGCTCTATCGTGAACTCTTCTAGCTCTGTCTTGTGAATAGGTATGAAGAAAAAGACTGGGTCGCCTTTTTTAAAGGTAATTAATTTATTTGGCTCAGTTATTTTCCAGTTGGATGTAGGAGAAGAGAACATCCAATCGGACTCAACTACACCGCTAAGAGCAGAGGCGCCTGGAATAACAAGATTAGGCGCTCCCATAATCCACAAGTTCCAATCTTTAGGTGTTCTAGGAACTGCGTTTAGATGGAAAGTTACTACCCCGTTACCCGTTCCGTTGTCAGCGACTCGTATGCCATTTTGTTCCCGACCACAAATTATCTGCGTGTTATCAGCAGCAGTGCCGCCATCCCATATAACTTCTACATCCTCTACTAAACGGAAACACCAGCCGTGCCTGCTGGCATAGGTCATTGGTAAACAACGGTACGCATACCCCATATGCGTGTCATCCATCCATTGGCGGTCTACTGGAGATTGCTCAATATGAAGCCGCTTTCCAGGTGGAATTAAGTGATGGAATCTAATGTATTTCTCTGTACTCATCTCTCCACCTCTTGTATAGTTCAGCGATATTGTATCCAATAAACTCGTATAGCCCTTCAATGGGGCGTACAGTCCCTAAATACCCAGGACCAGTTGTCTTGTTTAAGAGAGCATCAATTATTAGGTCTGTTGAGTTTCTTTCTGCTCTAAACCATTTGTCCCCAAAATCACGCCAATTTTTGTGTGGCCCTTTAGGATTCCCAAAAAACTTTTGATTCATTTCCTCAGTTAAGTCTTGGGGAAACATCTGGCGAAGGGGCATTACGTCTGGAATGTATACATCCCAGCCATTAGTAAAAGCCACGCAGCTGTTGTACATCTCTTCTCCCCAGAAGACTATCCACTCCGGTTGTGGGAACTTTAAGTAGTAGTGTGCTGGGCCAAATTGGAACATACCAGCAACATGCCAGCCTTTATAAAAAGAACCAGAAGGATTCTGCTCAACAGTTTGGCAGGGGACTATTTCGTATGTTTCAAAAAACGCGTCTCTAGCTCTAGAGCCTTCGTCATAGCTAGTGAACATAATAGTTTTATTATCTTGCCATTCTCTGTAGTGCTCACCATCCGGCGTGGGAAACCAGGATGGCACATAGGTGCTGAATAGAGCATTAGGCATACCTAAGCGTTCATATGAGTCTATTAGTTGGGTATCCCACCCAGGTAAAAACCTTGAGTGCGAGTCAACTTGTAATAGGTATTTATGTTCTTTAGTTAGCCACTGGTTTGACTTGTTTCTAGCTCTAGTAACGCTAAATATAGAACCAGCCTCTTCTACCTCATATCTAACAGAGCCGTTATAGTCATTAGTTATAAGATGACGGCTTGTTTCTTTTGAGTCTGAGATGACGGAGATAAAACAACCTACTGTTAACTCTTCAGGTTTGTCAGCGTTTTTAAATGCAGAGTCAATTGTAGATTGAAGCATCGGGTCTCTGTAAGCAGCTAACGATAAATACATTACTCGACCACCTTTGGTTGATTTAGTTTCAGTTTAACTCTGTGTGCTTCTATCTCTGCTTTTTCGTCTACAACGGCTCCTTTTATATAAAACTTTTGAGCCTCAGGTCGTCTATTAGCCATGTGCTCGCCCCTAGATTCTGAGAATCTTCTATTTTGTTCTTTGAGCTCTTCATTACTATTCATGCTCTTGAAGTTAACTTCAAAGGTTTCTACATACCCTCGTTCTATAGGAAAAAACATAAATAAGGGCTCGCCCTTCTCAAACACAGCAGTTCCAGGCTTTAAGAATCTGTAGCTAAATGGGAAATGGAAAGGAAGCCAGTCGGTCTCTATTATGGCGTCCATTGGATAGATAAGGTCTTTTTGGTAGTTGGTAAAGCCTCTAACGTAGAGAGATGTACCTAAGGAGGTACGTATTAAGAAATCTGTATTAATTGTTAATATTCCGTGGTGGAAGTGTGACTGGGGCCACCCGCATCCATCTGCTTCGACAACCACATCTGACTTCCCTTGACCGCCATTCCAAGTAACTGAAAAGGTGCAGGGAGAATGAGCTACCCAACCGTACTGGTTAGCTATCTTTAAAGGTAAGCAGTTATACGCCCATTGGTTTGTGGTCTCGTCCATCCACTGACGCAGCACCGAGGCGGGTTGTATATCAAATACGCTTTCTCTTCCGGAGTGCGTATAGATATCTATAAAGTTATTTACCACTTCCCTATCGGACACGTGGCCGCCTTTAACTTAGTCTTAAGGTGCATTAAGCACCCACACTTCTGGCATTGATTTGTGGTTTTGGTTAAGAACTCACAGCCTTTGCATATCTCAAAACGCTTAGCGGCTTCTTCCTCATCAGTGTGCTTATCCTTGTCTAAAACATGCCAAGGTTTTGCTTCACTTTCTTGAAAAAGCTTTGCTCTTTCTTTCCATTTTTGCCACTCGTTCATGTCTGGATACTACCTCACTCAGTTGGTGGGATAAATGTGGACCCATCATAAGTCCAGCCAAATTTAACTCCGTTTGGAGCGGGGATTATTTTAGGGTCTGAAGAAAATGCAGCAATCATACGAGGAACTACAGGGGAATCTTGAGACTCATCTAGCTCAATAGTCCCAGCTACATCGCCGTCAATTACCACAGCAAAGGTTTTAATAGCCATATTTCTCCTTAAGTCGCTGGCTAACTTTATCATAGTTAGCCAGCGACCTTAGGAATTTAGTAAACGCAGCCTGAACCTGTCCAGTATCCGCCAGAGTTCACACAGCTTGTACAGTTAGAACAGGCTACAGATGTTGCAACGTACTCTGGGCATGCTGAGCACACGTTACCCGCTGGTGGAGGCGGTGGTGGCGGAGCCGCTGGTGGCGGTGGTGGCGGTGGTGTTGGAGCACAACCATTACTTACTCCGTCATATTCACAGAATCCAACGTAGCAACCATAGCAAGGTCCGCATGTAACACCGGCACAGGGATTAGCTGGTGGCGGTGGTGGAGGCGGAGCCGCTGGTGGCGGTGGTGGCGGTGGTGGAGTAGCAGGTGGTGGAGGTGGAGGGGGAGTGCATGACGAGATGCAGTAATACGCATATCCGCAGAAAGCGTAGCCAGTTCCGTAAAGAGCTACTTGTTCTGCGTTACCGCAGCACTCAGACCTAAACACAACCCCTACGCTGACCTCGTCAATTATGTTGCTGCAAGGATTAGCAGGTGGTGGTGGCGGTGGTGGCGGAGCCGCTGGTGGCGGTGGTGGCGGAGGCGGGGATACCTGTTGTACACAGCGTCCACAGGTTTGAGTTGCGTTTGAGCAGACGGAAACCCACACATAAGAGCTGTCATAGTTAGCAACACAAAAAGCAGTATTAGCTTGGCTGTTTCCTACGAAAAAGTTAGGTGACGCACAAGTTGAACATGCTCCCGCTGGTGGCGGTGGAGGTGGAGGTGGTGGCGGAGGTGGCGGAGGTGGCGGTATATCTTGAATGCAGTTACCGCATGAATCTGTACCGTTATTACTAATTTCTTGCCAAAAATAATAGATTCCATAGTTCGCTTCACACCAGCCAGCATTAGCTTGGCTAAGGCTTAAGCAAGTTGCTGTACAAGTAGAGCAGAATGTTGGTGCTGGAGGTGGCGGTGGAGGAGGCGGCGTAGCGGAATCACATATAACAGAGATGCTGTTGCAATTTGAGTTTTCATACACACATGTAGTTGCTCTTCCGTAGCCAGTCTCATCATTTCCAAAGCAGTAGTCTGGATAATACTCAGATTCTTGGTCTGCAAAACAACCATAAAAAGTGCCGCAATAAACTCCGCCAGTCACATAATTACTGCAAGCATAAACGTTGCTAGTTGAAGTGTTGTAACAAGGGCTGCATGGATTTGCTACATCTGCGCTTGAACAATAGCAAAGACCGCTAGTTGTTACCTCACTGCAGGTAGGGCCGCAGGTATTTCCTGTAGGAGTAGCTGTGCAATCTGAGCCTGTACAAGGGTCAGTTCGTAGGTTATATATAAAACCGCCAATACAAACAGTTTCTCCAGTATTTTGGCAGCAGGCTACAGGTGGGGGTGGGGGTGGAGGTGGCGGACCACCTGGAGATGGAGGCGGTGGTGGTGGAGGAGGCGTAGGAGGCGGTGGTGGTGGGGGAGGAGGAAGAACTGGCTCGGGATAAGTTATTTCCCAAGAGCCATTAATTTTTACATATACAGCGTTAACCTGTTTCCAGGTTCCATCAACGTTTACATAATAAGAATCTATTTGTTTCCAGCTATTACCCTGCTTTATGTACCCATGGGCCATGAGAACCTACACAGTGTACTTAAGCCAGATATCGCCGTTCTGACCTGCTGAAGATACTGGGTCACCGGTAGAAACAAAGATATTGCGGTCTCCATCATCATTGTTTGTGATAACGGTTGGCCCGTAAACAGTAAAATCTCCAGGACGTGGCATTAGACTATCTCGACTCCCGTTATAGTTAAGTTAATAGTAGAAGAAGCTGAAGCTACGGCGACTATTGATTCAGAAACAGCCATAGGTAAATCAACAGCAACAATAATTGTTGAGTTGGCACCGATAACTAGGCCGCCAATTATTCTATTACCAGCACTGGCAGAACCTGCAGCTGGCACTAAATTTGCAGTAACTGTAGCTGAAGCAGCGGTGTGGTTAGTAAAAACAAATTGTTTAACAACCACTGAGCGACCAGACGCAACAGTAAACTGGCTTACCTCAGAAGTGCTCAAGGCTACGGGCCCAGACAATCTTTTAGCTGTAAAGGTTGCCACAATAATCCTTTCTGGAACTATCCCACAGTATAGGAAAAGCTCTTATATTTGTTGGTAAACCTAGCGTGTACCATGCCAAGCTCGGCCTGGGTTCATATATTGACCTATGCTGGGCCGTTCTTGTGGGTTAACGAATACTCTTCTTAGACCAAATCTGGAATCAGATATACGCAATTGTTTGGGTTGGGCAGCTTTAAATTCTTGTTTTCTCTTCACGGACTCCACCTACTCCACTGCAAAGTATGAGTCGGCAGACCTGGCTTAGATGGCATCCAACCAGCTTTGGTAAGTGCGTCTCTAAATTCCCTTGAGCGGCTTGCGTGATACTCCGCCTTCTCGTAGCTGTCGTTCGATGTGATTGCGCCGGTTTGCTGAGCGAGAGCGGAGTCTCTTCGTACGCTTATCGCCAAACGTTTCGGCATGTAAATTTATCCTTCTTGCTCCAGAAGAACTACTTTTTCTTCTTTCCACGGCCTTTACTCCAGATAGGAGCCGCTTCACCTGTGAAGTTCATGTTCTTACGGCCCTTCTTTTGTGCCCACTTAGGGCTTAACTCCCAAGCTTCTTCTTCAGTTATGTTTCCAGCTTTAATTCCAGTATCAATATCTTTCATAGAAGGAGCTCTACCGCTCTTACGTCCAGAGGACTTCTTACCTCCAGCTGGAGCGAACTGCTGACCTTTAGATTGAGGATTCTCTGTAGGCTTTGCTGGTGCGTTTTCCCAATCGTACTTAAACCCACCTTTTCCATCTGCGCTAACAGACTTCCAAGTTCTTCCATCAGAGGTGTTCGAAGTTACGTTTTTAAGATGACGGCCAGCTCGACCGACATCTCGGTCTTTTCCTTTTTGTTCTCTAGTCCAATCGCGTTCTTTCATAACATCTTGATTGTGATAGAACTCAGCGGACCGTCCCCCACCAGATGTAGCAGAAGCAGAAGCTGAAGACTTAGAGGAGCTCTTCTCTCCGCCGCCAAAGAACATAGTTCCGGCAAAGGTATTCCAAAACTTATTTACAGCTGCATTACTGCCGCCTCGTTTTGCGTAGGTATCAGCTGCTGAGCCTTCAACGTCAGTTGTGGGCTTACTACTTGGGAACGTGGCCATAATTAAATTTTATGCCCTTTCCGTAGGTATAACTGTGTAAACCTACTTCTTGATAGGTTGACCGCAGCAATTGCAAGTCTCTACAGGCGCTGCGGGAGTAGAAGCTGCTGCTCCTTTAAACTTAGGGCGACCAAAGCCTACGATTGAGACAACAACGCCTTTTTTGTTTTTCTTATATGCTCGAAGTTGGCGGCATACCTCACCGCCGTTGCGTTGGCTACCACCTTTGCGATTAGTGGTATTACCTTCAATGCACCATACAGTTCCATCTTCGTTGTCTTTAACAACAATTCCAACGTGGCTGATGCGGTCTACACCATCGCCTGGAAAATCAAAGTATGCAATATCGCCAGGCTCTGGGTCACAGATTTGTGCGTCATACCAGCGATTTGCTTTTTTGAATGATGCTGCGCCATTAGGGGTGTATACAGTGTTTGGAATCTTTACACCAGCTTGGTCAGCGCACCAGTTTACAAATGAGCCACACCAGGGTTGGAAATTAGCTCCAGACCACTTACCGTACTTAGTCTCGTTATCACGAGGGCCTTCAATAGTTCCTATCTCAGCCTTAGCAATCTCGATAAGTTTAGCTACTGTTCCTTGTTCTGCCATTAGTCTTTATCCCAATCCTCATCAATTGGTTGCTCATCTGGCATTTGAGCGTTGTCTTTACCAGCAACAGGCTCTTCAGCTACAGGAGCTGGAGTTTCTTCAGATGAACCAAAATCTATTGGAGCGGATTCGTTTCCGCCCTTACTTCCAATCAAGATACCAGCAAGGGTTCCTGTGATAAAAGTTGCGATGCTACCCAGCACATTGAAAAACATCTTGTCGTTCTCAGACTGTGCGTTAACTGGCTGGGTTACGAATATAAGAGCGTAGAGAATACCTACCGCTGTAAATAACAAAATAAGGCCAAGGACGATTCCAAGGATAAACTTTAATCTCGCGTCCAAATCAGCCGCGGTATAACGAGGCTTACTCATCTAGTTCTCCAGTATCTGTAATAACGGTCTGTCCGTCGGTAACTATGCTACCAACTAAATCTTCTGGACAGGCGCCATTTACAGTACATACTGGAGGTTTGCATTCCTCTTTTTCCCAATTTGCAGGGTCTTGGCAGGGGTAGCGGTAAGTTCCATCATATCCACAACCAGTTAAAAGTAGTAAACCGACTAGTAATAGCTTCTTCATTCCTCATCCTTAGTGCGTAGTGGGTAGGTCACCGCCCAGGCAACGGTCGTGGCAACAATCGCCCAACCGACAACTGTCTTAGCGCTTCCATCTAGAACAATCCAGGCAACGAACATGCCTAGAAGAGTCCATAGCTGCTCAATCATGTCCTTGAGTATCTTCACCTTGGTCTCCTACTAGCCGACTGAGTAGCTGAGGACGCTGCGGCTACGGCGGCACCAGCTGCTATCTGCCCTACAATCACGGCAGCAACAATAGTTTTTTGGGATTCTTCACGTTCAGCTGGCGACATATCGGCGCCGATGCTTGCTAGAGCTAGTACAACTTGCCCTGGGTCAGAAAATATCTCGCTTAGTAGTTCAGCTGGGTTTTCTAGCAGCAATAGAGCTGCAGCAACCTCTGCTGTAATAATAACAGCGTTTCCTTCTTCATCTGTGCGAACCTCAATAGGCGTTTCTGGTGGTAGGTCTTCTAGGGTTAAACCTGCATCTAATATTGCGTCAACGCTTACTGCCTCCCCATCAGCTTCTTCTAATAACGTGCTTACAGCCTCTTCTTTAGGTGTACTATTCGAGGATGATTCTGTGGACTGATTTTCTTGCTCTATCTCTTGTGACGGCTGCTGTGGTTCTGGTTCCTCAACTACGGTCTCTTCCTCCGACGGCTCCTGCGGTGATTCGGGTTCCGATGAAGGCTCTTCCGTATCTACTGGTTCTTCTGTGGGTGTCTGCGGTTCTTCTATGGAAGGCTCAGTAGATGAATCAGTCTCAGTTGGCTCAGTCGAAGTATCACTACCATCATCATCAGGGGTGGCGTCATCTGAAGGAGGCTCAGTATCATCTTGAACTGGCTCGTCAGGATTCGATTCTGACTCAGGGTCAGGTTCCTGAGTGGCTTCTTCGTTTTCAGAAGGAGCTTCAGGTTGCTCTGGAGACGGTTCCGGAGTTGGCTCGGGAAGTGGATTAGATGGTTCAGGTTCAGGTGTGGGATTTGTCGGGGAAGTATCCCCTTGGCTTTCAGAAGGTTGAGCCTCAGGTGTTGACTCGGGCTGAGGAGTTGGCTCGGGCTCGGGCTGCGGTTGTGGTTGCGGGGTTGGTTCGGGTGTCACTTCGGGATTTGGATTTGGCTCAGGTTGAGGCTGCGGATTTGGAGTGGGCTCTGGCTCAGGAGAAGGTTCGACCGGAGGTTGAACAGGCTCTACAGGAGTTGCTTCAGGACCCTCAGAAGGTGGCTCTGATGGAGAAGTTGGCTCAGGCTGAGGCTCAGGAACAGGAGTAGGCTCAGGTGTCGGAGTTGGTTCTGGGGATGGTTCTGGGGTTGGTTCTGGCTCTGGTTCTGGGGTTGGCTCTGGTGTGGGTTCTGGTGTGGGCGTGGGAGTCGGAGTGGGCTCAGGTTCTGGCTCGACAGGAGTCGGAGCCAATTCAACAGGCTCAGCAACTTGAGTAACACCAGCCTCTTCTAAAGTAACAACAGTTCCATCTTGTAATCTGGCGCCAGTGCGCTCGCCACCATATAGCGGACCATCTACCGTATAGGTATAAGAAACAGTTCCGTCAGTTTGAATCTGAGCGGTAATAACAATGTTGGTTACCTCTCCAGTCGTTGTTCCAAAAGGCAAATAGGCGCCATCTACTTGGAAGCCACCTTCTGATGTGCGGATGATGAAGTGCATATCAGGGTTGTGAGAAGGCAATGCCCACCAGTCACGAGACTCAATTGAGAGCGACGGAGTCATTGGATAATCCCAATAAGTTCCATCGGCTTGACCAAAGGTGATAACAGAATTGGTTGTAGCATATATTTGCTCGTATGTAACCCCGTTAAAGACAACTGATGTCTCCAAAGGAATTAGATATGACGTGTCGTCCCCACCGTTAGTAATAGTTTCTGTTACTACTGGCTCTGGTTCGGAGGTAACTAATGGATTTTCTTCAGACGTGGCAGGGGGCTCTGTGGACTCTGTACTGTCTTGCGACTGGGTGGATTGTTGGGTGGATTCAGACTCGGGAGCCGTTAAAGCGTCAGATTGACTTTCTTCAGTCGGCTGGGATGGAGCGGGTTCTTCTGTTTGAAGATTTGTATCGGAAGGAGCAGGAGAAGGTTCAGTGGTTGCAGGCGAAGGTTCAGGCTCAGGAGTCGGATTTGGAGCGGATGAATCAGAAGTTGGTTCAGTCGCATCCGTCTGGTCTTGAGGCGCCTCAGTGGAATATGTCGTATTGGAGGATTGAGGGTCCGAAGTTGAAGGAGCGGGTTCAGTACTTGGAGTCGGAGTTGGAGTCGCTTCGCTCGAAGACTCTGTGGAAGGAGTAGGTGATGGTGTTGGTTCTGTGCTCGGCTCTGTCGTTGGTTCTGGTGTGGGCTCTGGGCTATTGGATTGCGAAGGCTCAGTAGATGGCTCTGGACTTTCTGTGGGCGTTGGGGCTTGCTGTTCTGTGGTTGTTGACGGTTCCCCTTCAGAAGGGCTGGTTTCTTCGGCGTAAGCAGGAGTCACCGATAGAAGAAGGTAAATAATACCTACCCCTGTTATAAAAAGTAATTTGCTATAAAGTTCGAATATTGCTGCGAATATACGCAGTTTTGGCATATGTTACAAGATTACTGTAACGCAGCCTCCCAATTAGGGTTGAAGTACGCAACCTTTTTCAATTGCTCTTCGTTGTTTCTCATATGATGACCGCAGAATAAAAGCTCTAAAGTTGAGTCTTTCATAAAAACCCGTACCTTTGCGGCGGCGCTGCAACGGTCGCATCTATCTCTAGAAGTTAAAGGCTCATCAGTAAAAACTTCTTGTAACTTTTCTGCGGTTACCATTTTCCTCCTAAATTCGAAGAGCGACGGATTTTAGCCCGTCGCTCTCCAGTTTATACTATTTGTACTAGCCTGCGTATGCGTATAGAACAAGTGCGACAGCAGAGCCTGTATCGGCCTTTCCACCAGAAGCTGGTGTCTGTGTCTTAACAAGTCCATCATTTTCAGCAGTAGCTCCATCAGCTGAAGTTGTTACTGCTCCCTTTACAAGGCCAGCAGCTACAAGAGCTGTATTAGCAGCAGCCTCAGTCAAACCAAGTACATCTGGAACTGTTGGTGCCAAGTACTTAACAAGTGCTACAGAGGTACCCAAGTTGGATACGGTTGTAGCAGCTGGGGTCTGGGTCTTGACCAAACCATCGTTAGCAACAGTTGCGCCAACGCCAGTTGTGGTTACTGCGCCCTTAACGAAGCTTGCAGCGACAAGAGCTGTATTAGCAGCAGATTCGCTCAAGCCAACAACGTTAGGAATTGCTGCTTGGTCAGTAGTATCCAAGTATGGAGATACTGGTGTGTAGTCTGGGAAGCCATTCCAGTTGTTCAAAGCAACGCTGTGGTTGTTTGCAACTGAAGAAGTGAGCCCATTCCATAATGATTTTGTTATTGCGGTTTTAACAAGCGCGTTGCTGTTTACTTTTGTAGTAGCAGCCCAACCTGTGTCGCCTGTACTTCCGCCGATATTTGTTGCCGAGCCAGTGCGCTCATCATCTGGCTGCATCGGAAAGTTACCCCAAATGAAGTCAACCTTCACGTTTCCGGCTGTATCTAGTGCCATTAAAGTTCCTTTTCTCTAGAGAGTGTTAACAGTCCCATGCGCGGAGGGACTTATTAATTCTACTGTTGGGGTCCCTTGCGGTCTTGCTAGACGTGTTTTTCTTTTTCATACCTTCCATACGAGAACAGAAGGACTTACGACGAGCAGCAGATTTTTTAGACTTTTTAGCCTGTTCTTTTTTAACAGGCGGTTTCAGATTGCTACCTGGGTTTTCTCGTTCGTAACTCTTACGGCCTTTTTCGTTTAGGCCACCTTTTTGGTTTTTTCCCTCTTTACGGGTCCACGCTGCTGACTTAGCCATTAGTCATGCCTTTCAATGTGCCACTTGTCTCCAGCGCTCTTAACCATACTTTGAAAAGCTTCTTCACCTATATGTGAGCCGCTAAAACTTACGTCCGGGTTCTTCTTACTAGTCATAGTAAAGGGGATAAACAACCCTTTGCCGGTCTTTAGGTCAACTTTAGAGACGCCAGACTTATCCATCTTATGCACGCCCTCAGGACCTACATTGATAGTAGTACCGCCATCTGCAAAGTCTTTATTATTTCTTGGCATAGAAACCGACATCCTCCACTGCGTCTACGGCATCGTCAATAGTGCGAGTGTGCTCTTTAGAGCAGTCGCCGCACTCACGACACATTATTTGTTCTTACCTCTAAGTTTATTGACTGCTTCCATCCCACCGGCCTCAAACGCAGCTTCTTCTGCTTTGTGGGCCTCTCTACGGGCATGTTCAGCCCAGAAGTCTTCAGGACCTACAAGAGCGCCCATCCCAATAGGAGTTGGTGTTCCTGGAGGAAGTACTCTCTTTAATTGGTCTTTCTTGGGCTTCACTTTTTCTTAGCTGCTTTCTTAGCTGGCTTCTTTTTTACAGCTTTCTTAGCTGTTTTCTTAGCTGGCTTCTTCTTGGCGGTTTTCTTAAGCAAGCTGTCATAACGCTCAACAGCTTTAGCAAGACGCTCATTACGAAGCGCTTCATCAAGCTCAGCCTGCTCTTTAAGTTGCTTCTCTTGGTCCCAGGCATACAGCGCAAAACCAACAGCCATTGCTGCTATTACTAATACTACAAACTCCATTATTTTTCATTCTCCTTTTTACCAGCACGGCGCTTGTTCTCTTTTGCTACGTTCTTGCTTTTGCTGATAACTCGTAGGTTGCCTTTTCCGTCATTATTTCGGTTATTGTCCTTATGGTCAACTTCTTGGTCTTTTCGCAGCTTCTTGCCCGTCTTCTCTTTATAGTCCACTCGGGCCTTGTCAGAGGATGTGGTGTGCCACTTTCCGTCCTTACCCTTTTTCTTGAAGACGTAGATTGGGCGCCCTTTATTTTTCTTGGAACCTTTGTAAGGACCAAATTTTTTTACTTCCGACACTACGCACCCCATCTATCTGTTTTTGTTACGACATCTTTTGCTGCTATAGAAGAAGAATACCGTTGACGACTACCTCTTGGCCCACCAAAGATAGGGTCATTAATCCGACGAAATTGTTGACCCTTTGCATGTTCGCTTGACCGAGGCAAAAAACGGGTAACTACACCCTCAGATTTCATCGGGTTCACTTTTTGTCTTCTTCGGATTTTTTAGACTTAACAGGACGTCCGCCTTTTCCAGTGCGAGGTATGCCAGCCGCTCTCTTAGCCGCGTTCTCTCTAAGCTTTTTTCTCGTAACGTCTAGGTTCTTTTCATACTGGCGTATGTTGGATGACGCCATTTGATTCTTTTTCCTATTTTCAGGATTGTAATTAGGATTAAGGTCCATACCCTCTTCAACGGTTATGTGGCCACCCTCGACTGCGTCATGGATACGTCCAATGGCTGGGGGAAGGTCACGAGTCTGAAGTTTAAAAGATACGTTTCCCTTTGCGGCAGCTTTAATGTTGTTAGATAGCTTTTCTAGGTCTATCTTTTCAAATTGCTTGGATTTTGAATTTTGAGCCATTATTTCTTCTTTCGTGGGTAGGGCTCTAGCACAGCGGCGACGGTACCGTTCTTGCGTAATCTAACAATATAGCCGCCTTTAATTTGAGTTTTGTTAAAACCATAATGCGGTTTTAGCTTGCCACTACTCATATGCTCCACCATCCTCCGTACTTAGCATCTGGATTAGCTTCTTTCCACTCTTTGGCTAGCTTGTTCTGTAAAGCCCAATCTATTCTATGAGTGTCGCGCCCGCATTTGGGACAAATATCGGCGCCTTGCTCATAGTAGATATGCTCACACAGCTTTCTTGTCGTCATCGTCTTTCTTCTTCGGCCTCATAGTAGGAAGCCTGAGAGGCTTAACGTCATAGATAGGCTCGGTGACCTCTAGGTCGGCCTTGCCTGTATCAACAATATCTTTGAACTGCCGTCCTGCTAAGGAGCGCTTAGAGCCGCTTGAGCCATGAAGGCTAGCGTCTCCCATCACCAGACGCAGCGCGTCTCTAGATGGAGTCCCGCTTAGCTTCTTTGTTGCCCACTCTTCATCAAGCTTAACTGCTTCGGATGGCTTTGGTAGTTTGCCACCAGATTTCTCTTTCATATAAGCAATTGATTCAGGGTGATAGCTAACTTCATCTATTTTGGGAAATTTAGATTTGTCGCTTGTCTTGCTGTAGTCACGGCCTTGAGGCTTTCGTCTCTTGTATTTAGAGACTTTCTTTTCAGGACCTGACTTACCGCGGCGTTGGATGCCAGCCATTACTCGCGCTCTCTTTCACGCCATGAGTTACCTAATGCAATAGCTTCATCTTCATGTTGGCGAAGTTCAGCGCTTTCTCCTGCGGGTTTTACCAATCCTGCTTGAATGGGTCCAAATTGACTAGGGTTGCCTAATCTGTCCTTCTTGCTCTTGAACTCTGTCATGCCAATTATCTTGCCCATTGCTTATACTCCTTTGTCGTGGATACCGGGAATATCCTTACAATCGCCCCCGGCGCAGGATGTTACCCACTTAGCGCGACCCTTGACTTTACTCTTAGCGTCTTGCCAAGAATACTTAGGACGGACGCTTCCCATACCTGCTGGTATATCGCGTCCGCAATCTACGCAACGCCCGGCGTATTTATTCAATAGAGCGGGGTTTCGCTTCTTTGCAGCAGCATCGCTAATGGCTTTATCGCGGTCCTCGCGGTCGGGCTGTGAGAACTCAGCGAATAGGCTCATCCCTCAATTATGCCTTAGTCGAATCTGCTTTATATTCTAAATAAGCTTCTACGAAGAATCTGAAATAATCTGGCTTGCCTCTATGCTGCCAATGGCCCTGCCAGAAGAAAAGGCCCAATTCCTTGCGGGGCACCATCCCATTGTTCATTTCTGCCCAGCAGAGCTTTGCAGCCATGCCGACATTATCTTTTCGGCCTTCTTGTTGAAGGAGCCACTCAGTGAACATGGCATAGATGGTAGAGCTAAAAATGCTAATCCATGTATCATATGCGTCCATGACAATTGAAAACTTGCGGGTCTGCTCCAGATGCAGTGAGGAAAAGCCTTTAACTGAGTACAGCAAGAAACGCAAGGGCTACCAGTCCTACTGTAAAGGCTGTGCTAGAGAGCTATCTAAGGACTATTATCAAAACAACCAGGAACACCATAAAGCCAAAGTAGGAGAAAACCGTAGAAGAAGAAAAGACTTAATTAGGGAATGGGTCGGCAACTATTTAGCAACACACCCGTGTGTAGATTGTGGCTCCACGGACATAAGAGTTTTAGAGTTTGACCACGTAAGAGATGACAAAAGCTTCAGCATTTCAACCGCACTGCGTGAAGCGTATAGCGTAGACAAAGTAGCAGACGAAGTTAGCAAGTGTGATGTGCGGTGCGCCAATTGTCATAACATCGTTACCAATGAGCGTGCACAAACTTGGAGATTCAAAGCGCACGCAGCGCAAGAAGAAATCTAGGCTACTGCCTAACTTTTTAGGCGTCACCAGTATTTTTTGCCTGGCGGCCCCCGCGCTCGGGCGTGTCGCTAACCCTGGGGGGGTCGGCTGATGTGATTCGCACCACATTTTCGGGAGAAGTGCGCTTTAGCGTAATACGCATGGTTTAGTTCTCCTATCGCAACAGCACGCAGGGTTGCGATACGGGAGGTGATACATATGGAGGAAACTCCAACTACTACCTGCCAATATGAGCAGGTCGCAGAGAGAGAGCGCGAGGCTAAAGAGCGTTACTTCGCTATTACTACCTCGTTCTCGAATCAAGTCGAGCAACTCAGAACTTATCTAATAGATAACTATGATGAACTCGGCGAGC